ACCGGTTGATCTGGTCCGGATCCACACCGGGGATTCGCTCCCACAGCGCCTCATCCGGAACGTTGATTGCCTTGAGCTTGGTCAGCGCGTCGGCGTACTGGGCATCTGATCGGAACTGGGCGTCACGCCACACGACGGAACCCAGGGCCAGATCAGCAGCGCGCTGGGACTCGCCGTCAGCAAGAGCCGCAAGGCGCATAACCTCGCGCAGTGCTGCACCGAAGTACCGCTGCCGTTCCTGGACCTTGGCGACCAGGCCCGATTCCGCGGCCACAAGGGCATCAGCGGAGACGTTGACCATCTGACCCAGCAGGTAGTGCGGGGGTGTGCGAGTCTGGGCGGCGATGTGCTGTACCGCCACTTCAATGACCTTGGTGTAATTGGTCAGGTCCGCGGCGCTGAACTCCGCAATGGAGGCACCCTCGCGCTCAAGCCAGAGAAGCCGGTCAGAGCGGAACGAGTCAAGCGGCAAGTCTTCCTCGCCGACTACCTCGCCCTCATCGTCCAGGATCTCTCGGACGGGCCGGTCCATACCCAGCACAGCGCGAGCGGGGAGGGCCAGCGTGTCCGATGCGGTCATCAGATGGGCCCACAGCGTGTTCATGGCGTCCTGAAGCGGAGCCACGTTCTCAATTTCGCTGCGCGGGCTGCCATGCAGGCGAGACCGGTTAGGGAGTTCCACCAGCGGGACAGCGCCCAGCGGGTTGGGAAGGTGGGGAGGTTCGTTCGCGGCAAGGCCGGTCTTACGGTCGGCCCAATCTCCGCTGTTCTTGGCCAGGCGCTCGAACCGGTACACGACCGTGGGAGTGAAGAGCGTTGCATACTCGTTCACATGGTCGGACCAGACCTTGAGCCCAGCGGAACGCAAGCGACGCCGACCAGGTACGTACTCAACAATCGCCTGGGCGGCAGATTCGAACGTGATTTCCGTGGTCTTTCCGTCCGGCTTCCAGACCAGGGCGAACGCGCGGCCCGTGATCAGCGCCTCCAGGAAGGCTAGGCCAACCTCTACGTCACATTCGGACTGGCGCCACGTCTTGGCAGCGGCCTCATCGATCGACCCGTCCGCCAGACGAAAGCCCAGCGGCATAAGGCGCTCAACGGTGCTATCCGGGACGAGCTGGCACCAGTTGTCAGAGAAGTTCTCGAACAGCCCGCCGTGAGTCTTGGAAAACTCCGGCGACGCGAACAGCAGCGGCCGGTTGCCGTTGTAGTAGTCGGACCACTTGGCGGTTCGGGCCTTGCGCCGTTCCAGCTTGGCATGCAGGCGAACAACAGTCTCCTTGGGAGACTCCATAGGTACCCCCTCGGGACTGGGCACCTACCAGTACTAGTAGGTGCTAGGCGGACGCAGCGCGCTTGCGGCGAATGGGCCGGCGGACGTACCCATCCAGGGCCATGACAGCGGCGGCGATGCCGTCGATACGGGCTGATGACTTGTGGCGGTCCGGCTTGACTGGGCGGATGTTGTCGTTGCCGTCCGCGTAGACTTCAACGGACATCGCCATCCAGGTCAGAATCGGGTTGTCGCCGTGAGTGATGCGCTTCTCACGTAGCAGGCGCTCAAGTTCCTTACAGCCGGGCGACATACCCAGGTACGTCTGTGCGACAGGCACGACTTGCACGCCGCGGGTCTTCTGGTCGATGTGCTGGACCATCTGGCCGGCAAACATGCGGTCATAGCTCACGCGCTGGACGTCCAGGCGCCTGCAATCGTCCAGAACCTGCTTCTGAATCGTCTCGTAGTCGACTGCATCGCCCTCAGTCAGCGTGAGGAACCCATCGCGGGCCCACTGCCTAAGCGGAACGCGCAGTTGCTTTTCCAGCTCGTCAACGCGCTCATCGGGCAGCCAGAAACGGGAGATAAGCTCAAGCTCCACACCTGGCCGGCGAGACTCAGTGGCGATGACCCACGCGGAAAGGTCGGACACCGCGGAAAGGTCGATTCCGCCCCATGCTTTGCGACCACGTAGGCGCTTGTCATCAACCGACCCACTGCCGGACTCCCACATGTCCTTGGTGATCCAGCGGGACGACGAACGCATGCGGCGATTCAGGCTGAGGCGCATAAACGTCGGGAAGTAGCTAGGCGACGCCTTGGCCTTCTCAGCTTCTCGCCTGATGTACGACAGCGAGGGGGACACGCCCAGGCCCGGATTCGCTCGCTGCCACGTTTCGGGGTCGAACGGGTCGGCGCCCTCGGGTGCAGCCCATACCGCTCCGTACTGGGCAGGGTCGTTCACCGTGCCGTCGGCGCAGCGCTCTACGAACGTTCGCTTTTCGTCGTAGATAGTGCCCTCGCCGCCCTCATCGGCGGTCGTGATGAAGACAATCAGGGGCTGATCGCGGGCACCCGTACCGGTCTCGATCGCGTCCACGAGGTCACGTGACTTGAACGTGTGAACCTCATCGATAACGCCACCAGACACGTTCAGTCCGTGTGCCGTTTCGGCAATCTTGGAGAGGGGGCGGAAAACCCCACCAGTACGGGGCACCCGGATCACATTGCGCAAAACTTCTACGCGCCCGCGGACAGCCTTGGACGTCATGGCCATGCGCTTGGCGTCTTCCGCCACTCGCCCGGCTTGCTCAAGGGATCCTGCTGCCGCGTAGACTTCTGCGCCGATTTCGCGGTCTGCCAGCAACAGCGTCAGCGCGATGCCGGACGATAGCGTCGACTTGCCGGCCTTACGCGGGACCTCAATCCATGCGGATCGGATCACGCGGATAGTCCGGTCAATCTCCTCATCGTGGTAGACCCAGCCGAAGAGCGGGTAGACAATCCAGACCTTTTGCCAGTTCTGGAGCTTCAGCGGAGTGTTGCCCCATCGGCCCTTGGTGTGCTTGAAGGACTCGATGGCGGACAGTGCCCGGCCGGCATGCTCAACGCAAAAATAGGCCCCTGGCTGATTTGGCGCTTGGCAGGCGCTGATCAGGGGGCGACGGTTGTACGCATCTTCGATGTCATCGGGCGACATGCCCAGTTCTAGAAGCGACTCGTACGGGGCGGGTAGTTCGTCTGCCCATGCGGGAATGGCCACGTCGTGACCTCCCGGCCTGGTCTAGTCGAATACCCCGTCGTCGTCATCGGCTCCAGTCGGGGGAGAGATCCGGGCAGCGCTGGAGGGGCTCAGGCCAAGCTCACCGGTCAGCGAGCGGAAGTGGGCCCGGTACGCGTTCAGGATCGTGGTCCAGGGATGCTTGACCAGGCCACGTTCAGTCTCAACGACCATGCCGTCCCGAGACAGCGCACGCTCACCCTGGTGGATCCGGGCAGCGGCAATGCAGTACTCAACGGCAGTCTCACGCTGAGCATTGGTCAGGCCGGCGGACACGATCAGCGCGGGAACGGTGCGGGCCCAGACCTCAGCGGCCTTGGCCTGGACGTCGTCCTCACCGGGCAGCAGATCGGCCCAGTCAGGCTCAACCGGATCTACCGGCGCGAAGCGTGCGCCCTCGGTCTGCTTGTCCGGGCGGAAGGTGCCCTCTCGGACAGCAGCAAGGTGGGGCTTGGGCTTGCGTCCAGGTGCTGCCATGGGGCCACCTCCTAGTCAGTCACTGGTCTGCCGCGCGATAGCAGCGTTAGCCCAGAACATGACCTCTTCAAGCTTGGTCACGACGATGGACTTCTCTCGCCCCTCTGGAAGCTTCTCGTTCATCCAGTCAGCAAGAGCGCGGGTAACCTGTCGGGCGCTTGTGTGGGCGTCGCGCTTCTCTTCGCTGGTCGCAGCGTGGAAGGCAAACCGGTTCTCGATGTCGGCAGGGTTCATGATCACTCCGCAAGAAAGGTCCAATTGGACAAATTTTTTCCCGCCCTCCCTGCCGGCCTTCTCCGGAACGGGGAAGGGGTCCCCCGCCAGGGGGTGGGCTGAAGATTCCAAATGCCGGGCCCAAGGATCGAATTTGGCGCCTTTTCGGGCCGTTTTCGAGCCCCAATCAGCGCCCATCGCAAGGCAAGACGGGCCGTTTCGACGCCATTTTCGGCCCCAAAACATGCCCTGAGCACTCAGAATGCCTCTCGGATAGCTCCCTGAGTCGTCTCAGCACCTCTCACAGCGCTGCAAGTACTGGCCATGAGCCCAACTGATCAGCTATCGATCATGTGAGCGTCATGACAGCGAGCAAGGCATCAGCACTATCGTCTTAGGCGCTGACCACGATCACATGCACGCACATGCGCACACGCTCATACCATGGTCATGCTCTACGTCTAGGTGCCTTACGCTCAGCAGCCCAACCACCAGGCTGATGCTTGGCAGTCTCCTTGTTGTGACAGGGGGCACACAGGGGCCGTAGGCGGGAGGGGGTATCAGGCTCAACACCCTGGGCCACTAGCTGCTTACGAGAGAGGGGGTAGTGGTCTGCAACGGTGGCCTGCCGGGCGCACAGTACGCACCAGGGGTGTCTGTACAGGTATGCCTTACGGATGCGCTGCCATCGTGTGGTCTTGTACGCGGCATTGCCGGTCTCGGCCCTACGTGCTGCGTCTTGCCTGCTGTGTGCCTCGCAGCGGCCACCGGAGACAAGCTCAGGGCAACCGGGCACGGAGCATGGATTGAGGGGCTTAGACGGCATCCCTGCGGATCCTGCGATCGGTCAGCCAAACCAGCAAGGCAGCAACACCGCACATGCCCCACCAGATCAGCATGGCCCAAATGCCAGCGCTCATAGCCACTCCCTAAAATGGTGCCTTGTCCACGCCGGCATCTTCGTTGGTCTTGAGTCGGTGGCACGTCCCACACAGCGGCTGCACATTGCCAGTCGTATCCGTCCCGCCCTTGTACAGCGGGATGATGTGATCAACGTCCAGTGCGCTTGCCAACTTGCGGAACTTGCATCGTGCGCACTCGGCATAGCCGGCCTTGCGCAAGTCTCGCCGCATGTCTGCCGCAGCGTTGTTCCCGCGGGCGATGATGGCACGGCGCTTGGCCCGAGCCTTGTTGGCCGGCCGGGCTTGCCATGCTGCGTAGTCGTCAGCGCATCGTCCACGGTGAGTCGCGGGGCTCTTGCAGTCGAGACAGGTTCGCATGGGCCCTCCGCGCTGTGAAATTAGGAGCCGCACCCGGGATCGAACCGGAGCCATGACCTGAGCCCATAACGCTCATGCGGTCGTGTGCCGCGTGGCTCCCGGTCTGCCCCAGGTCACCACGCGGCCATTCCAACCCCTCGCCATCAGCAGCCGGGTGTGAAGCCAGCCTAGGCAAGGGGCAGCACACCGTGACCCCAGGAAGTCCAGTAGGTGTGCCAGTCCACGGTGCAGGATTTGAACCTGCGAGGTTCCCCGTTATATGGGGGCGAGTATTGCCTCACTCCAACCGTGGATCCCGCGCGACTCAGAACACCTTGGTGGGAGAGAGTCACCGTAGTGGAGCACGCGGGGGCGAGAAGGTAGGGCCTCAGACCGCCGATTCGTAATCGTCTGTGCGCGGGACGCTTACCTTCTATCTATACTAGAGCGCAAGGACTTCCTGGCCCGTAGGTGGTAGTGCGACAGCGGAGCGGGCGGGTAATAAAAAAGTGTGTACTTCTACTAACCCCTTATGCGCGTATAGGGAGAAGGTCAAAGTACACACTTTTTTATTACCGCCCATTGTTGCAGGTCAGAGGCTTGTGGAGTGCTCGCCTCCGTCCGCTGAAGGCACTTGACGACGTGTACACGCCAAGAAGAGGCGCCCGTAGAGACCGCTTCGTTACCTACGTAGGCTTGCCTTACGTGGCCCGCGTCACACTTCTGAGTCTTTCGACACCCAGTCAAACACCAGCCGGCGATCAATCGGGGTCTTGTCTCCCTGGTGCGCTGCCGGGAGGATCTTTACCCCCCCTTTACCAAGCGCGCACTTAAGCAACATTCGCCGGTCCGCCACCGTGGCGTCTTCCCATGCTTCCCGCAGTATTTCCGTATCCATCAGCGGAGAGAGATCAGTCTCAACGTCCAGCCCACCCAACGTCGCTGACAGTTCCTCAATTGTCGCTCGCTGCCCCGCGGACAGTTGCTCATACCGCTCTTCGCTGATCTTGCCATAGACGTAGTAGTCGTCTTCCAGCTTCCCCACGCGCTTCTGTGCCGCTTCCAGCGCTGCCCGCACATCTTCCTTGCGCGCCTGTGTCTCGGGGTCGCTGAAGGCCAGCCAGCGCCGCCCAATGATCATCAGCACGGGGTCA